TAGCATTAGAAGGTCGATTAGGTTTGATACTAGATAGTACAGCGAGAGATGTATCTAGAATAGCAGACGAAGCAAATACAATGAAACAAATAGGCTATGATGTCTATATGGTTTTTGTAAATACAAGTTTAGAAGTTGCTCTCAAAAGAAATCAAATGAGAGCAAGAAAGTTACCAGACGCAATCGTAATCAATAGTCATAGACAAATTCAACAAAACATAGGTAAATTACAAAGAATATTCGGCACAAATAATTTTGTTATTGTTGATAACAATAAACCTGCTGAAGATGTAAACCCTAGTGTTCATAAAGCAATAAGAAGAATGATAAACAGAAAACCAACATCATATCAGGCAGTATCATGGATAAAAAGAGAACTACAAAAGAGAAAACGATAGAAAAATCTTTTGACGAATTTTGGGCTGAAGAGGATAAAATGTTAAAGATGAGTTACGAAATGTCAAAGAGATGGCGAGAGATGAGACTGAATAAAGCACCTGCAAAGGATCTTGTAGATAGATGTGAAGGTAGAAAAACCGATGGGTAAATTAATACAATTTCCTACTCATAGAGTTGTTTACAATAAACCTCAACCAGACATAACAGAGGAAGAAGCGCTTGAGATCAAACAACACAAATTTATAGAGCAAATAACTGAACAACTTACTTTAGATATTATTCATGTCTTACAAGATAATGTTGTTGATACAAAAAGCCATGTGTTTTTAAGAGACTTGGCTATGATAATTGAATCAATCAAATCATTATTGAAAAGAGACTTTGGTAAAAAACATCCAATGCACACCATAACAGACGCAATTGCTAAAATACACCATTTAGCAGATGGTAGAAAACTTACAGATATTAATTATAGTAGAGTGGCTGCTAAAAAACCACTCAAAGAAAATGTTGATAAAAAAGAACCAGATGTAAAAATAGAGTTTGATCCTGATATGAATTTGGATTAACGCTTGACAATACCAATACAAACTGATATAATAATATTATGATTATCGTAGACCTCAATCAAATAATGATATCAAATCTGATGGTTCAACTAAATGGTAGAAACGCAGAACCACTATCAGAGGATCTTGTTAGACACATGGTTCTAAATTCTCTTAGAGCTCACAATAAAAAATTTAGAAAAGAATATGGCGAAATGGTAATCGCCTGTGATAGTAAAAATGTATGGAGACGAGAATACTTTCCTAACTATAAAGCAGGTCGAAAAGCAAATCGTGAAAAGTCTGAACATGATTGGGATGAAATATTTAATATTCTACACATGATTAAAAATGAGATCAAAACATTTTTACCATACAAAGTTATAGAAGTAGAGACCTGTGAAGCAGATGATATTATCGCTACTTTAATTAAAAGAGTAAAGAGAGTTGTGAGTCCTGCTCACGAAAAGAAAGTATTAATACTATCTGGTGATAAAGATTTTATACAATTACATAAAGAAAATGTTAAACAATACAATCCTGTTTTGAATAAATATGTAGGTAAGGGTGAAAACCCTGCCGAGTATTTAATAGAACATATACTCAAAGGTGATCGAAGTGATGGTATACCAAATATACTTTCAGATGATAATGTCTTTGTAGAAGGCAGACGACAAAAACCTCTGAGTAAAAAGAAACTAAATAATTGGGTGAATGATGTATTCTTTTATACTCATTTTACCGAAGAAGAAAATAAGAATTATAATAGAAATCGAAAACTAATCGATTTGAATTATATACCTCAAAACATTGAGGATAAAATTAATAATGAGTTTAATGATGTTAAAGTGGCAACTAGAGATAAAATACTAGGCTATTTTATAAACAAAAAACTTAAAACTTTAATCGAGGTCATTGATGAATTTTAGACTTCGAAAGAACTGTTAAGGAGAAACAAATGGTTATTATAAGAAGAAACCCTGATGGCTCAATCGCCAGTCAAGAAGGTGGTGTTAATATGAACACTCCATCTCATCCAGCATTAGCAACTAAAAGAGGAATGCAAGCGTTAGCAGACGCTGGCAGACCAGTATCAACTTTAATGAGTGAGATTGCTACAAAAGTAAACAACGCAAAAGATAAACCTAGAAAACTTAAAGTATTGAAAGATCATGATTCTGTACCTTTGAGACAAATTTTAAAAGGTGCTTTTGACCCAAAAATAGAATGGTTATTACCAAAAGGTGATGACATACCATACAATAAAAATGACGCCCCGATAGGAACTGAACACACTTTATTAAGCCAAGAGGCAAAGAGATTATATCTTTTCACAAAAGGTGGCGACAACACTTTATCACAAAATAAAAGAGAGACTTTATTCATACAAATGTTAGAAGGACTATCTGCTCAAGAGGCAGACTTTTTAGTAACAGTTGTGAATAAAAAAGTTAATAACAAATATAAAGGATTTACTGCTAATTTAGTAAAAGAAGCATTCGATTGGAATGATGATTTTATGAAAAAAGAGTAAAATATAGGGGTTATTTCTGTAATATACCTAGGACCCCCTATCAAAAACCCTTGTTTTTCAACAGTTTAAGACACTCTTAAATCGTTGATTTTCAAGGGTTTTTTTATGCAAATTATTCCTAAAAAGCGCAGAAAACAAGGGCTTTTTATACCAGAAAGTGCTTGATTTATATTTCAATATAGTGTATTATATAATCATAATTGAAAGGATACATTATGAAAACAGAAGAAAACGGTATTTGGTCTGACTTTGCACTAGAAGGTTTAGAAGAACTAGATAAATAAAAGAACGAGATATCAAACATGAAATTAAATAGATACGAAAAAAAGATTGTTAAGGCTATCGTAGATAATCGTAAAGGTATTTACGAGACACCTAAACGAGATAGATCAAACTATAAACCTTGTAAAGAGTATGACGCAGCTCTTTCTTTGTTTATGAAAAAGTTGATCTATGCAGAAGCCACAAACGAATTAGAGTTTGAGGGTCCTGCAACACCTGAACCAAGGTTTAGATGGTTTACTTGTAAACTTTATAAACCTTATGCAACAAAAAAAGAACTGAGGAAATTATTATAATGTTTAAACTGACCTTAATGATTGCTCTAATCGCTTTCGGGATTAGTAAGTATAACGAAAAATATAATTGTACAGATGACGGTTGTCCTGATTTTCATGATGAGATTGAAGTGCCAATTCCTGATGAAAATATCAGAGGCGATTTAAGAGAGATTGAAAAAGACTGGAAACAAGCAGTTGTAGTTCCTTACAGAGAGATAGAACTAAAATATGCTGTACATAAAACAGTTGAAAAAGAATATAACTTGCCAGAAGTTGATACAACATCAAACGAAAAGTTTGTAAAATCTTTAAATAGTTGTATCAATTATTTGTATGAATATATACAACCAGAATATCATATACCTAATGAATTAATTATTGCTCAAGCAGTTATCGAAACTGGTTGGGGTAAATCAAGATTTGCAAATGAAGGTAATAATCTTTTTGGTATTCGAACATGGGATCAAGATGAACCATATCTATTACCTATACCTTGGACAAAATGGCCAGGATGGGGTGTGAAAATGTATAGTAGTAAATGTGAAAGTGTCATAGACTATTTACATATACTAAATAATGTATCGGCATTTAAAGAGTTGAGAGCCGCAAGAGATAGTGGTATTGATGACGCTTTAATTCTTGCAGATTATCTTTCAAAATATGCTAGTAAACCTACATATACTGAGTTAGTAAAAGAAATTATTAAATATAATTTGAGAGGTATATATGAGTTATAGAATGGATTTGTTTTGGCGTAGAGCAGCAAACTTATATAAAATGTATCAAGGTGCTGAGGATCCAGATTTCAAAAGAATATGGATGGATAAACTACAAGAACTTATGAGGACTATAAGTGGGGTTGACAAAAAAGAATTAAACTGATATAATAATATTATGAATATATTTTATTTACATAATGATCCAAAGATTTGTGCTGAACTTCATGTTGATAAGCATGTGGTAAAAATGATAGTAGAATATGCTCAATTACTATCGACAGCAAAAAGAATGATAGATGGTGTTAAATATCAGGCACTATCTAAAACAGGTAGAAAGGTACAAAGGTATAGATTACCTAACCCAAATGAAGAAGCAACTGTTTACAAGGCGGTACATTACCACCACCCTAGTGCTGTTTGGGCTCGTTCTTCTACTCAACACTATAACTGGTTGTACAGCTTGTTCAGGGAACTTGGGAAAGAATATACCTACAGATATAAAAAAGACCACAGTACAATTGAACTGCTCAAAGAACTTTTAAAACACCCACCAGTTAATTTACAAGACAATGGTTGGCAAGAACCACCACCTGCTATGTCTCATTTTCCACAATGTATAGTGCCAGGTGATTCTATTCAATCATATAAAAATTATTATAATGAGGCAAAGGCATACTTTGCTAAGTGGACTAATAGACAAACACCAGAATGGTTTATAGGGAGTATAACATGATAAGATTTATTCACGATAGTTGGGAAGGCGTCATGAACATGGATAAAAATCCATTGAGACACATTCCTGATTTACAAGTAAGACATTTAGCAATACAACTACTAGCATGGATGTGGTGTATTTGCTTTTCATTATATTTTGGATCTTTTGTAGTTTTTGGTTTTACAGCAGTCGCTCACATTATCTTAATTATTGCAATTGTTGTAACTGTAGCAGTATTTAAAAATGAAGAAAAAAGAAAATACTATCATCATGATGGCACATTTAAATACGAAGAAACTGCAGGAAAATATGAGGACATATGGTAATGGCAAGAGATATGTATCACAATCCTAACTTAAATTTAAAAGAGTGGTGGAAAAGAATACCAGATAGTATAGATTATGGCACAACAAAATATCCTGTAAAATATAGTTACGAGATATGCTCTAGTTGTGAGAGTGATTTAGTTGATGGTAAATGTGTGATATGTCAAACTAGTGAGGAAGAATGAAATATTTATACTATGGTATATGGTTATCAATAGTTATAGGATTAATTTGTATTATAAGTGTCGCCCAATCATAAAAAATTAGTTACTGAATCAAGACGGCAAAAAAGAAAAGCAAAACATATAGCCAAAAGAAAAGGCAGAATAGATTATAGAACGAACAGACCAGGTAAAAGAAAATGAAAGAATTTTTATCAGCAATTATTATCGCTATTTTATTAACTTGTGGGATAGTTTTTACAGACTATCCTGAAAAGTTTTTTAGACATGGTATGGAGTGTGATGGCTCTATCGGTGGTGGTTGTGTTTGTGTAGAAACATCAAAGAGTTTTATTTGTAATGAGTGAGTTTACAAAAGGTATATTTAATGTAATTAAAGGCAGTAGTTTTGCTCTTGCTATCATCTATACAATAGGTCATGTCTGTATTGCCATGACAGTTGTTACAGTTTTAACAGGTGCAAGTTTATGGGAAGCAGGATTAGTTGCATTAGTTGAACCTACAATCAATGGTATATGGTTCTACATATTACATAAAACATGGACACATTTTAATGATTGAATTTGATTATAATTTAGATTACAAAAATTTATTATTTACACCAAACGATAAAAGATATAGAATAGGTCGTGGCGAACAAGGTGTATTGTTAGTCAGACCATACACGAATGACATTTGTAAATATTGGCGTTTCAAAACACCTATGGAAGCATATCTATCAGCTTCTAGAATATTATTTTTGTATCATCAATACAAAGAACAAGATGATTTTGTAGGTATGGATATGGCAAGAAAATTTTTAGAAATGGGTTTTACTAGATCACGAAGATATGCAAATCACAAAGACGGTAAAAAATATGATAGTAAAGGTCAAGTAAGACCACAAGAAAAAGATTGGGCAACAAGTGATAAAGCAAAGTCAGCAAAGATATTTAAAGACGCAAGAAGGCGTGTTGTTGATGACCCTAAATATATACACATGAGAAAACAATGGAGACAACAAGAGAATGCCCACATATAGATTTAAAGATAATCATA